GACCTCCGTTGGTTGCCAGCCCCGACGATAGAGAGCCCGTCACGCCCCAACGAAACGAGCCGGCCGGACCGAGGTCCGACCGGCTCGTCGCGACAGCGCCGACTAGGCGTTGTTGCTCTTGCAGAGCACCAGCGCGTTCGGGTCCCACGGGATGCCGCCGTAACGGCCGAGCCCGTAGAAGATGACCCGCGGCTTGTCGGTGAACGGGTCGCGCAGGATGACCGGCTGCTTGTGCATGCCGACCGCGTAGGCCCGCGAGAGATCGCCGAAGGCGACCGGGTACGCCGTGGCGCCGATCGCCGGCGCGTCGTCGACCTCGACGACCGGCTTGCCCAGGATGCTGAACGAGCCGTCGGTCGGGTTCGGCTGGACGAGCGGCGTGTTGTTCAGGTTGGGGTAGGCGAAGCCCATGGCGACCGCGAGCGTCGTCGGGCTCATGTACCACTTGGCGTTCGGGCGGTACTTGAACGGCAGCTTGAAGAACTGCGTCAGGAACGCCGTGTTGGTGATCGCCGCGGCGGAGCCCGACAGCAGGTTCAGGTAGGTCGCGTTGGAGACGAAGATCCCGGTGAGCTTCTGCGAGCCCGAGCCGGCGCCGGTCGCGGCGTCGGCGTTGAGCTGCTCCATGAAGTCCTCGTAGACCCACTCGAGGATGGTCTCCTCGGCCGACGGGATGTCGTCGAGGAACTGCTGCGTGGCGCGCTGGTCGGTGTAGTAGTCGAACGCCTGGAGCTGCGAGCCCGAGCCGCCGGTGAAGGTCGGCTCCGTCTGCTCGGTCCGGGCGCCGGTCTCGGTCGTGGACGTGACCACGCCGTGCGCGCTCTTGAACGGCAGGTACATGACCGTGTTGCCGCTCATCTCGAAGACCGTGCAGTCCTGGATCAGCGGGGAGTGCCGGCGGTACTTCTCGATCAGGGGAGCGTGCGTCGGCTCCGGGACGATGTAGCCGCCGTTGGCGCCCGTGCCGGCGACCAGCGCGGCGCGCTGCTCGCCCGAGTGCATGTAGGCGCGGAAGTCGTCGACCTGCGCCTGCGCCTCCGGGGTGATGCCGTCGCCGGCGACCGCCGTGCTGTTGCCGCGCGCCACCGCGGTGCGCAGCTCCTCCAGCTCGCCGTCGCGCAGCTCGAGCGCCATGCGCTCCAGGGTGTTCATTTCGCCGACCCGCTGATTGAGCAGGTCGCGGTCCTCCGCGGTCATGTTCTCGCCCTTGGCGAGGATGCCCTCGGTCTCGGCGCGGATTTCGCTGGCGCGCCGGTCCAGCTCACGGTAGTCGGTGCTCATCGCACGTCCTCCTGAACGATGGAACGGAGCCCGAGCCCCGGCAGCCAGATGCTGGCGGGACCGGACACTGGCAGCGCCGAACCGGCGCCGGACGGGACGGCCGGCGAACCGCCAGCCGTCGCGGTGTCCTGAGAAGAAACGTTTGCGCGCTCGTCGCCGGCGTCGGAGCCGGGCTCGGCATCGACGCCGTCCTGCGGGTCGTCGGCCCAGCTCGGGTCGGCGTTGTTGAGCACGCCCTCGGCGAGGTCGTGGATCTGGATGAGCGCCGCGAGGTTGTCCTGCGAGAGGACCTTGCCCTCGCGCAGCTCCGCCGGCAGCGCCGCCCAGACCCGCCGGCGCAGCTCGCCGGAGACGCTCGCCCGCGCGAGCGCCACGGTCTGCGGGTAGGCAGGGATGGCCACGACCGACAGCTCGGAGATGCGCGCCTTGGTGACGGTGCGCAGGACGTAGCCGCCGTCGGCCTCGGCGGTCTCCGACGGCACCCAGGTGATGTCGTCCTCGAGCGCCAGGAAGCGGAAGGACATCTGGTTGATGTCGCCGCGCTCCATCGAGACGAGCAGGTCGCGCGCCCACTGCGTGTCCGGCGGGTAGCCGGTCGCCACGATGCCGGAGCCGTCGTCCAGCGCGTCGAGCGTGCCCGCGCTCATGCGCCCGATGACGTTCGACGTGTTGTGGTCGTAGAGCATGCGCAGGTCGGGGTCCAGCTCGGCGGCGCCCGGAGCGAAGACCTCGCGCCAGCCGCCCATGTCCTCGGAGACCGCGCCGTAGACGAGCGCGCGCGCCTGGATGCGGGTCGGGTTGCCGTCGGCGCCCGGCAGGTAGCGCAGGTCGGGAACCGCGAAGGTCCGAAGCTCGGTGTTCATGAAGCGCCCTCCTGGTCGCCGACCGACTGGCTCGCTGGCATGATGAAACTGCCGTCACGCCCGCCGACGAAGTGGTCCACGAGCATCTGCGGTTGCAGCACGATGCCGAGGTGCACCGCCGACTCGCAGACCGGCGCCAGCACGCGGTGCGCGAACGCCTCGGTGTCGGTCACGGGCCGGCCGCGTTGCTCGTCCTCGATGCGCCGGCGCTCGATGAGATCGCCGGAGTGGCGGAGCATGGTGGCCACCGCGAAGCGCGCGTTCTCCGAGGCGAGCAGGTTGCGCGCGGCGTCGTCGGAGACCTCGCCGCCGGCCGGGACCTCCTGCGCCTTGACCTTGTCCGCGGCGGGCTCCGGCGGCGCCCCCTCGAGCGGCGCGCCGGCCGGCGCGGGGTTGAGCGGGAGCCGGTAGTCGTCGCCGCCGTCGTAGGGGTTCCAGTCCTCGAAGGCGCGCGCCTCGTTGGGGTTGAGGACGCCGCAGAGGATGAGGATGGAGTAGCCCTGCGAGCGGGCGGCGAAGTCGCCCCGCAGGAGCGCGTCGACGTTGAACTTCACGAAGTAGCCCGCGGCCAGCTCGCTCGGCAGGAACATGCGCTGCGCGATCGTCGCCTCCTTGTCGGCGGCGAGCGGCGTGATGGTGTGCTGGGCGAACCAGATACCGGCCTGCTCGGCGTTGGAGTAGGTGCCGTGCGTCCAGTCCTGCAGGAGCGGGAGCGGCACGCGGAACAGCCGGCAGCACTGCTCAAGCAGCCAGCGCTGCTCTTCGATGAGCTGCGCGTCCTTCAAGGACATGGCGTTCTGGATGACCTTCAGCCCGCGGTCGAAGATGCGCAGCTCGCCGGCGGTGAGCACGCCCGACGAGCCCTTGAACTGCTCCTTGAGCGCGGTGTAGTCCTCGTCGGTGAGGTCCTGCTCGGTCGAGAGGTAGCCAGGGAAGTGGGTCCCGTTCTGCAGGAACCGCGCGAAGAACTGGCCCGCGGCGATGTCCAGCCCGATCGTGTCGCGCGCTAGGTTGATGATCGACCGGCCCCAGTAGGGGTTGCGCAGGATCTGGCCCTTGAAGTGCAGGATGTCCTTGGCCGGGTAGACGCCGGCCGGGTTGAAGACGTCGCCGCCGTAGGCGTAGGCGAGACCCGACGACGTCGAGCGCAGGGTCGGCAGGGGTCCGGTCAGCGGCCAGACCTCCTTGGCATGCCCGCCCGCCCAGACGATGCGCGCGAAGGCGTTGCCGCAGGTGTCCTCCTGGATCTGCTCCCAGCGCCAGAACTGCGGCGCGGTGAGCACCGGGTTGGGCGCCACCGACAGGAGCTGGTAGACAGGATGCTCGTCGCGCTCGATGCGATCGCGCCCGACGCGCTGCCGCACCTTGAGCGGGAGCGCGGCGAACGAGCCGGCGCGGACCTGCAGACAGCCGAGCGTCGCCACCGAGGTCAGCGCGGTCTCGTCGTTGACGGAGATCCCCGACGCGGTCTGCGAGTAGACAGCAAGCGCGCGGTACAGCTCGCTGGACTCGTCCAGCGCGCGCTTCTGCGGGCGGGCGCCGAACAGGCGCAGCGGGTTCAGGTTCACGGGCACCTCACCTCGAGCCGATCGACTGGCCCCAAGGATGAAAAGCCCGTCACGCCCCAAGCTGGATGGTGCGCACGCCGCCGGTCTGGGCGAAGGACGGCGCGAAGGCGTTGGCCTCCGACTCGGCGAGGTAGACCGCCATGGCCAGCGCCACCGCGGCGTCGATCTTGGCGTCGTCGGTGACCTTGGTGAGGCGCCAGCCGTGCGGCGTCGGCTTCACGCCGGCGTTCATGACCTGCTCACGCAGCCGGCGCTCGCCGCCGTGCGCGAGGCGACGCTCCTGCAGGACGTCGAACAGGGTCATGGCGGCGCTGCTCATGCGCTTGTTCTCCTGCGGGAACTCCTCGATGGGCAGCCGGAAGTCGTGCTCCAGGCGGAGCATCGAGCGCGTGAAGTAGTTGGGGTCGCAGCCGATGCGCACGACGTTGAAGTCGCGGCACAGCTCCACGATCTTCGCCTCGACGGCCTCGTGGTCGATGTGGCCCATGGCGCCGTCCTTGCGCCAGACGAAGGCGAGCACCGAGATGAGCCCCGCCGGCGATCGCTGCGCGGCGACGAGCGCCGTGGTGTCGCGGGTCCACGAGGCGTCGAGCGCCAGCATGGTCGGCAGCCGCGGGTCGAAGTCGGGCAGCGCGTCGCAGGGGTCCCACAGCTCGGCCGGGTAGGCGCGGTTGGTGCCGCTCGAGGGGAAGCGGTTGAGATGCAGCCGCTCGAAGACCGGGAACGGCAGCGTGCGGTACTGGTCGCGCAGCATGGCCGCGGTGATCCAGCGGTGCGGGTTGGCCGCGCGCCAGACCTTCGGGTCGCGCCCGTCGGCGCCGTCCGGCGCGCCCGCCCAGTAGATGTAGGCGCGCGGGTCGCGCGGCGCCGTCTGCAGCAGGTCCCAGAGCGGACCCTTGCGCTCCGGCCCGGCGGTCGTGATGGTGATGAGCAGAGGCTGCTCGGTGCCCACCATGCCGGAGAGCATGGCCTCGCGCATCGAGGCGTCACGGTGCACGTGGTACTCGTCGATGATCGCCGCCGTCGGGTGATAGCCCTGGGCGGTGTCGGCGTCCCAGGGAAGGACCCGGAACAGCGCGCCGGTCTCGCGGATCTCGAGCACGGAGCGGTAGACCCGGGTGATGCCGCGGAGCAGGTCGTCCATGAGCACCATGCGCTTGGCCTTCTCGAAGACGATGCCGGCCTGCTGCTTCGTCGTCGCGACGACGTAGTACTCGCCCTCGAAGGTCGGCTCGGTGTAGAGGAGCGTCAGCCCGAGCGCCGCCGAGAGCTGCGACTTGCCGCCCCAGCGCGGTAGCCCGACGATCGCCTCGCGGTAGACGCGCTTGCCCTTGGCGTCCAGGGTCCCGAACACCGGCCGCACGATGTGCTCCCGCTGGAACGGCGCGAGCTTCATGGCGCGGCCGGCGAGCGGCCCGCCGGTGAAGCGTAGATGCTCGAACATGAACAGCTCGACGACCTCGGCCGCGAGCCGGCCCTCGTTCGCAAGCTCCTTGGCGGTGCGGCGTGCCATGGCTCAGTCCCCCAGGCTCGGCAGGTCGGCGGGCGCCCACCCGCCGGGAATCGTTTGCGCGCTTTTTCCTGGCGCAGCCTTTTGCGCGCCGGCACCGCCGGCCGCGGCCTCGGCGTCCCGGCGCTCCAGCTCGGCGGTGAGGCGCTCGATGTCCCGCACGATGACCGTGGTCTCCGGGAAGACCAGTTCGCGCTTGCGCTCGATCGACAGCGCCACGCCCAGGCGCTCGGCCTCGATCGCCAGCAGGTAGCGCAGGACCTCGGTCGGCCGGGTGAGGTCC